GTCTCGCCAACAAATATTTCAAATACATCATCAAGTACTTGATCATCTGTTGCACTAGCGGTATATACATACTTTGCGTACATTATTCAGCTCGTATCATTAAACGCGGATCGCTGCCATTTAATGCAGTATTTATTTCCATCCACATACAACGAATATCATCAGTAGTATCTAATGTGTGAAGAGATCGATCTTCAAATCCTGCTAGTACTCCCCCTTGCATAAACCAGATATTAGATACTTCAGATGTACCGATATTTCCGCCAATCAATTCGCGGCGTTCTGCTAAAAATAAATGGAGTCCATAATATGGTGTGCCTACAGAATTGTAACCAACATCAGTAATAATAGAATCAAATTCAGTAGTTGTATCAGCTACTGAAGGTCGAGAATGCGTAGCTAAAAAACGAACGTCTTGGTTAGTTAAATCAGTAGTACCAGCATCATCTATGATTCTAGGAATATCAGCACGATAAGTAGTTAAATTATCTGACTCGTAAAACGAAGCATCTGCCTGCACTGCTGGAAGATATCCATTACCAACACCCAGGCATGGGTGAAGGCGAGTTAATTCCAAAGCAGGAAACATAGTATGATCACCCTGACTACTGGCTTGTGTTCGAAATATCATGTATCGATTTGAAGACATGATATCAAGCACCTGTGCTCCATACGAAATATCGGAATGCCGCATTAGTTATCGATTTGAAGACATGATATCAAGCACCTGTGCTCCATACGAAATATCGGAATGCCGCATTAGTGCTTGTAGTTGTTCAGTACAAGCATTCGTAGCTGTATTCGTTGAAGGGTTCCAATCTTCCATTAATTGGGAACCAACGAATGACCAAGTAGAAGATACATAAAATCGAAGTTTTACATATTTATATTGCGCAGCATCACCATCGCATGGAGCACGTAAGACCCATTCATTAGCTGTTCCAGTATCATCATCCCAAACTGTCCAGCCAGCAGGATAGGTGCTAGCAATAGAGATAGCACCTAAACTAGCTGTCGCGCTAAGATTATTCTTGTCAGTCTCACCAGTAAGAATAGCGACAATATCACTACCCATATCAGGCACAGCTATACTAGCGGTAGACCCCGTATTAGAATATGTAGTGAGCACGTTTTAAGCACTGAGGTCGAACTGCGTAATTGTTACTTGATCAGTAATGGTAATTGAAGTGGTAGACAAATTCAGATCGGAACCTGAAGCAGCTACATCACCATCAATCCGTACATCAGTTGAACTTGAACCACCACCATCTGTTGATTGCTTTAATCGAAACCATGTTGCTACACCAGTAGCATCAGCAGATGCTTCTGTCCATGGAGTAGCACCTACAATTGCGCCACCAGAAGCAGCAGCAAATGAATCAGCTACTAAAGTGAAAGCAGCAAGTACAGTTCCAGTAGGAACATCATCTGCAGAAGAAGGACGTGTACCATCTCGAATTTCGAGAATGTCATTAGCACCATCGAATGCAGCTCCGATTCCTGAGTCAAGCAGCAAATTTGCTGCTCCTGTTGATAAACCAATAGCCATGATAACCTCCTACGAGCCAGGCATAGTAATTGCGAAAGTAGAAACAGTTTGCACTGCTCCATTTGCCACGAATGTATTACTCATATTCATGTTCGCACCCGAAGTAGCAATGTTGCCATCGATTCGGGATTCTGTGGTAGACAAGATAGCAGGATTGCCGGCGGCTTCAAATAATCTGAAGTAACCTGCAGTTCCTTCTGCACCAGCAGTACCTGACCATGTTTGAGCAACGGCCTTTTCTATAACACCAGCAACAGGAGCATCAAAAGAGATACCGACTGCAGCACCATCAGAATAGATCGTAGCCAATAAAGTACCGGTTGCAGCAGCGTCTGCATCAGACGGTTGTGATCCGGTGTAAATATTAATAAAGGACAAGGCAAACTCAGCTTGAAAAGCTGCACTTCCCAAAAGAGCCTGTCTTAATCCAGTAGATAAACGCAAAGCCATAACAGCCTCCTAAGTTTGAATGACAGAAACAATGTGGTTCTGACCATTTTCATTTCTAAACATGGCAGACCCTAAACTTCCTTGTGGCAGCGTAACATATTTCTGAGTTACTCTGTTAACTTTCCCACTTGAAAGACCTACACAAAAACCTGTAGGAGTCGCCCAAATAGGTAATATTTCTGTTGAATCTCCATCTCCAACAATACTTCCAGCAACATATGTTTTAGTACCTTCAATTACACCAACATCTGCAGCAGTAATCAAGTCCGCTTTTTTAGGATCTCGATTACTAAGAAAATAAGTAGCTTCTAGCGTACCAATAAATAATCCGTTTTCAACTTTAGCAATCATAGTAACAGTATCAGGAAAACGAAAATAGTCTTTACCTAATCGAAGTTTATAATACCCAAAAACTGTAGAATAATATACATAGTTTCGAACAGCATAATAATTACGACCGGCAAAAGTTTCTACGTCATTAAAAGCAATTGGTACAGAATAATCAAAAGTGCGATCTCCAAAATCACTCGTATCAAAAGTTAATTCTTCTGCAGTAACTGCATTGCAAATTCCAACAGCAATACCGTTAGAAAAAATAATTTTATCTAGTATTCGATTAATTCGTAATTTAAGGTGAGGGCCGTAACTATTCAAAGCTGAATAAGTATTAATTGAAGCAAAAGCAGCATCAAGTTGATGCACATCACCAGAACTATCAAGAGCTAATACAGTGTTATTGTCAACGGCAATAGCCACATAGCTATCCGAAGAAACCTGCGTTTGACCCGAACGACGACGCGGTTTACCAGACCTGGTGATATCAATATTGACAGCTTCTTTAAGACGCCGCCAACCAACTGCATGACCTTCATTAATATTGTCGAGGCCAGTGAACGTAGAAATATCTGTTGTTGGGTGCGCATCACGAGCCATTATAAACCACCGTATGCTACAGCCCCTACTGTAGACGAAAAGCGTTGGCGTCGAAGTGCATTTCTAGCATCCTTCATAAAATCATCAGCTAACTCTTTTGCTAAATTGGAAAGGTCTATATTAAACACATCAGCATCGTTTTTCTGATATGCGAGAAACTTCATGTAATATATTAATCCAGTTTGATATTCAGTTTCAGTTATTTCGAATGCATCACAATTATCAATATCAATATCTAATAGTGGAAGCCGGTATACATGTAAATTAATTGTGTCATTGATTGTTGGGATAGGAACTAATCGACCTTTATCTTTTTCTAAATCTGTAATAATAGTAACTGGACTACCTTTTGCAGTTTCCCAATTAGTATTTGAAAAACTAAAAGAACTGCCATAGTCAGTACTACTACCATAACCATTGCGTTCAACATCATTATATTTTTTAGGATCGAGGCGTCTGCCTGTACTAACTAATCGACCACCCCGAATTTTAGTAATTCGGGGATCAAGGGCGATAAAAGGATTATCTGCAGTTACACTGACTTGAACAATTTCTGTTGTACTGGCATCTGCAAAATAGTCTGTCTTACGAGCAAACATTTTTTGCGACCGATCCATATAACTGAGTACTTCAATATCAGTCCATAAGGGATCATCAGTATCAGTATCTTCAACATCAGATCGAAAAAGGTCAGCGAGTTCTTCAGGCGTCATGCAGTATCTGATTTAACCTCAAGATCAATAGGAACTTCTTCTGTTACATTAGAAGGATTAAGTGCTTCCTGTTTACGTTTATTGTACAACGACCAGAACATATTACGTTCTGTAGCATCGATTTTAAAATGCACCAGGTCTTTAATAGCATCAACATGTGGAGCACCATTAGCGCCAAAATCTTTGTTATCGTTTTTACTAACCAGGGCATCGATAGCTTGAAGTATAATACGCTCGCGATCTTCCCCTTGAGGTTCTTCTTTTGGAAGTACAAACCCAGGGGATTCAGTTTTTTCAACTGGAGCATCTTCACCTTCTGCAGGTATTGCACCATACTTACGAGCTTCGGCAACAAGTCGGGGGGGAACACCAACCGGTTTGTTTTTTTCAAAACGGATTGCATGGCCTAGACCTTGCAATAAGAATTTACGGTTCATTACCATTTGCATAATATTATCCTCTCAAGAATAAGGTGGTGGAGCCTTTCGGCCCCACCAATTAGGTTATACAGGCACAACTTCGTTGGCCTTACCATCCATGATATATTCTACTAATGCAAATCCAGCGCCTGTAGTAGGTGCTGCACCAGCTCCTGTCCACTCCAGCGTAACTGCAGTATTAACTGCAAGAGCTGTCATGTCTAAAGCAGAAGCTTCATACGTACCCAAAGTTGAACCATTGTCAGCACCACCAACGGTGATACCAGCGCCAGCCAGTTCGAGTAAATCTGTAGTTGCACTATTGTATATTTCAGTAATGGTAATAGATGCGCCAATTACACTTGCACCTGCAGGAAGATCGATAGCATCTTCGGCAACGCCGGAGGTTGTATGATCTGCAAATCCAAATGGAAGTTTCGCAATTAGGGGCCACTGCCGTCCGCCTTGTTTAGTGATAGCCATTTCTGATTACCCCCTTAAAGTGCGAGATTACAGGTAACAACACCGAAGTCTTCGGTAGTGCCGCTGTAAATGGAGTGGAACTGGGGTTTTAACAGGCCGCAAATTTTACCTACGGAGATACCTTGTTGGTTCTCGTAATCAAAGCCTTTTTCGACCCAGTAAGGATCACCGATATCCGCGTAACCCATCGCTTGAGCACCACAAACCAGAACACGAGTGCCATCGATATCTGAGGACGTACCCCATTTATCAACACCAGAAGTAGCGTTTTTGGTTGTGTACACATGACGATACTCAAAGATATTCATGCCATCCAGATGGATAACTTTAGTGCCTTTAAATAACGGGTTGTTTGGAGAACGAGGAAGCGCGTCTTTCCATGCTTCTCTGAAGGCAGTATTTTTCTTCAGTCGAGCAATGGTTTTCGGAGCCATGAACACATTGTACTGTTCATCGCCTGCTTCACCGATAATCGGTCGGATGTAGTTGTCAACAGCAAACTGCTTCAAGTCGACCAACATGTTATATGTTGGTAAGTCAGTAGCAGTAACGTCAGATGTAGCATTTGCTCCACCTGGCTCAATGAGATCAGTACCGTCGAACCGAACCATTCGATTCGTTGAGGGCGCCGTAACATCTGCTGCATAGTCCAGGTTAATCAGATCGGAACCAACACGATTCGCACCATCGTTTCCTTCACTGTAAGCAATACCGGACAGGGTTAAAAAAGCCAACTGGTCCATGCGATCGGCCAGCCAGTAAGCGAGTACATCTTTGGAGTTGGTACGGAACGTAACAACAGACTTTTGATCTGCCATACGACCCTCGTGCCGGTTAGCATGACGAAGTTGGTCGATTCGAATTACTTGATCGTAACTCTTCATCGCTTCTTCATTACCTTCCAGGGTACGATCTCCTGCAACACCATCGCCTTCAAGATCGGCAACCAGTGTCAGAACAGCTCGTGCTCCTTTCTCGCTTTTCGTAAGTTCTGTGACTTTCTGAATCATAGAAGTGGTGCTATTCCCCGAAAACCTTTCGAGGAACATCCAGTTCCGAGCAGCCTTCCATACATCGCGTTGCCAGATGGTTAACTGTTCTTGAGTCAGAAGTCCAAAATTAGTCAAAGACATTTTTGGGTTTCTCCACAAAGAAAATTAAAGTATGACTTGCGAACAAGCCAGCTATTTACCATCAGCGTATCGTGCTGAAAAACCGAAGTAAACTCTTTTACGTTGTTTTATAAACGACTTGTTATCGAGACAAGTAACCGTAGATATGAGTTATAAGCCAATAAAGATATAAATGCAAGTATCTTTCTCTGTGTAACCAGGTAGTTATATCAACAAAAAAGAAGCCGGACAAAAATCCGGCTTATAAAGTAGGGCTAAAAACAATGAGGAATTGTTTAAAGTGTCTGTACTATACTTTAAAAAGAATCACCTCTCAACCGTTTTAATGTCTCTTCTGGAATCGCATCGAATTCCGCTTGAGTCATAGCATCTAATTGAGCAGCGTCCGTAAGATCACCTCCTTTATCAGAATTTTCACCTTTGTCTTTATTATCTGGTGCTTGCTTATTCGCAGCATCCAGATTTTTTTTGACATCAGTTTTCTTAGGATCAGGTTTTTCATCTTCTTTGTCAGCTTTGGGGATTAGTGCATCAGCAGCTCGTGTCATAGCAGCTGCAGGAGAACGTCCTGATTCAACTAATCCTGCTTGCATCGCTAGAATATCGTTAACTAGATCCTGGTCAAACGCTTTATCGTCTTTATTTAACTGAGGATAAGTGTCTTCCAGATGATCAACAACATCATCAAACTTGATTTGTTCTCGTGCTTCTTTGCCGGCTTTAGTAGAAGAGTCAGTAGCAATCTCAGTATACTGCTGGCGTTCTAAACCACGTTGTTCTTTAGATAAACGAACAACTTCATCGATTTTATTATCCGCGCGAGCTTCTTCGATCTTAGTATCAAGATCTGAAATTTGATCGTCTAAAGACGGAGTATCGTCAGATTTGTCGGTTTTACCTCGTAAGGTCGCGTTTTCAGC